CTGCGAAGATGGCGCGCAGCGACTAACCATATATATATCTAATGTCACTATTTGGATGGATGTGTTGAACATTTGGGACTCATTTTCAAGACGTATTTCGACCATTTACTTGCCCGACAAAAAACGTCCCATGTTACCTACTATTTTATCTGATAGTCTATGTAGTTTACAATCAGGTGTTACACGTATAGCATTTTATATGGACATATTTATTAAAGATGGTGATGTAGTCGATTTGAAATACGGTAATTGCTTTATTAAAGTAATCAAAAATTACTGTTACGAAGAGAAACCCCTTGTAAAGGACCCGCACTATTTGATGGTACTTGATGCTACTAAAATGTTATCTAAAAAATATAAATATATAAATTCAGTTAAAAATAGTCATGATGTTGTTACCTATTTAATGACATTTATGAATTGTCATTCTGCTAAACAACTGATTGACCATAACACGGGCATATTTCGTTCTACCATTACGCAAAAGCATTCTCCTATTCCCGAAACCGTACCTGAAGATGTATCAAAGTTTATTAAAATTTGGAAAAGTGCGCATGGTCAATACGTTAATGGCGCCGATTTAACGAATCGAAGACACGAACTACTTGATATGGACGCATATATTCATATTACAAGCCCAATTAGACGTTTGGTCGATTTATTAAACATTATAAAATTTCAACAAATAACAAATATTATACAACTTTCTGAAAACGCAATGACATTCTATGATAATTGGCTAAATGACCTAGAATATATAAATCTTACCATGCGGTCTATACGGAAAGTGCAATGTGATTGTACATTACTTGACTTATGTTCAAACAATCCAGATATATTAACCAAAGAATATGACGGATACATATTTGACAAAATTATTCGCACAGATGGACTTTTTCAGTATATTGTATTTCTACCCGAGTTAAAATTATCATCACGAATCACATCGAGAGAAGATATTTCTAATTTCGAAGCACGTAAATTTCAGTTATATATTTTTCATAATGAAGACAAATTTAAACAAAAAATTCGCCTTCATTTGGTGTAGGCAGAGTTCGATTGTCCCCACCACACCCTATCTACCAGTCCATACTTTTATCAAAGGTAAATGATTGCAAGTGTCTTTTTTATGAAACTTCGTACCCCATTTCACATAACTATGAATAGTTCCATATAATGTTGTTTTAGGGTGCGTTTTTTGCAACAAACACGCAATTACTCTTTCAAAAGATTGACGATTATGTCTAGTTAATACATGGTCTAATAATTTACTAATTTCGTATTTATTATTCATGTCTTGCAAAAAATCGTGCCTAATAACAACCATTCCACCAAAACATCCCTTCCACAAGGATTTATTTTCATAAAATGTAAGTAATTCAGCATCATTAAATACGTTTATCATTTTGGTTTCGTCTTCGATTTGGTCCCACTTATGTTCAAATTCCCATATTAGTTTATATTTGTCAACAGTAAAATCTATATATTTGTTTACAAATACAGAATCATGTATTATTACCGCAATATCAAATAGTTTGGTTTGTAAATAATAATAATATGGCAATAATTCACCTCTACCTGGAAATTCGCTTTGAATAATAGTAGTGTTATATGAAATATGATTTGTAATATAATGATAATTACTATTGTCATCTATAATAAGTATCCAATTTTCAGGATAGTATTTTCTAATGCTGTTGTAACAATGAAGCCAATATTGGTTGGTTAATTTAGCATTTACATGTCTTAATATAATAAATCCAATTGTGGACATATAATAATATACAATTATAATATTATTTATATCTGTATCTTACATTTATAATTGTATCACTCCTACCACTTTATTTACCCATATTTCAACAGATTCCTCCATATCAGTCGCATCATCTACACAGGTTAATTCCATTATTCGATTACCAGATAGTTCAGCCAAACGTTTGTCAATTGTTTTTCCACAATAACAGAATTTACTATAATTCGAGTTTCCTAATGCAAGTACTAAAAAATTAATGCCTTCAAATGTATCTTTATTTGTAGTTCGTTGTTTAAATTGTCTCCACCAAGTAATTGCATTTTCAGACATATCTCCATTTCCGGTAGTAGAGCATATAACTATTAGATATTTTACATTTGTAAAAGAAAGATTACTTGCGTTATTCAATGTATCGTAAGTACAAGATATCGACGTTTTGTTAATTATTTCTTCATAAAGTATTTTTGCAATACTTTCAGCATTACCCGTTTGCGAACCATATAAAATGCGTGCCAGGTCTTTACTCATATTATACTATAACATAACCTGAGTAGATTATTTCATACAATATAATAAATGCGCAAACCTACTTAAAGACAAATTAGTCCTTCTCCACCATAATCTCTTTGGAAATACGCTTAATAATTTTGTTTTCATTACATAAATCATTACTCCCAATACCACCCATTGCTTCAATAACCATTGTATTATACTGTGTCGATATTTTAGCGGCGCTTTTACAGTAATCCGGATGCTTTACCTTAAACTCACCAATAAGTTTCGCGTTTTTATGCGCAATGTGCTTAATTGCCTTACGAAGTTTGGGTTTTGAATCTTCTTCCTTATCCCATTTATCAGCATCTTTCACATAAATTATTTCTCTCTTTTTATCTGTGCAGTGAACAGGTCTTTCGGTGACATCCATACTTTGTAAGTTCTTTATGATGATATTAGACATGCCGTTTACAAAGCCTATTTCCCCCATTCTCTCCAGGTCAACCAATTGCAACTTTAAAGAATCCACAAAATCCATGATATTCATTGCGTTTTTACATGTTTCATTCAAAAAGAACTGCAAGTTAAAGGTTTTATTATGACTATTTGTATTGTTATTTGTGGTATTATGCGTGCCGTTTTTGATGACTTCTAGCATCATTTGTTGCGTAGATTTGTGCTCTTCTATCATCATGTTTTTTAATTCACTATTTTCTTTGATAAGCATCATCACTAATTCTTTATCTACTACATAATTATTACTCGCGTCAGGAGTTGCTAGTGCAGGTTTACATGTTTGTTGATGATACCACAGACCATTGCGCGCTTTATAACATTTATTACAATTGTTACATATAAATTGTGTAGGGTTTTTTGGGGTAGAATCGTTCAAATTTGTCCTAAGCATGTGTTTTCGTGTACCAATATGACGTTTGTAGTCCTTATAATTACGCGATACAAACTCACAAACATCGCACATATATTTTGAGGGGTTTTTTTGGGGTTTTTCCATTCAAGCCAGTTCAATAATATATGAACAGAGAAAAACCCTAAATCCTTTTACGCAAAAATAATATAATAAAAAATAAAATTTATCGTCACAAACTGAAAATTATTATTTTGGCGACCAGACGCTAAAAATTTTTATGCAGTAAACGTTTTCGTTTTTCCAAGTTTATTTTGGAAAATCAGAAATTGGACATTTTTTTTGTCCATTTTTCATTTTCCCAAAAAAGTCTTGGAACAAAAAATACATGAATTTTATATAATAAATGGATTTACCTACTTAAAGAAATTAAATCGGTTGAACAGAATTATTAGTAGCGATTTTAAGGACGTCTATCATTTTATTTTGAATGTCAATCATCATGATTTTTAATTCGCTATTTTATTTTATTCACGCTTCGTAATGGTGATTATTAATTTGCAACTAATATATTTATTGTAATCACAACAAATATATAAAATTCAATAAAAAATATATACAAAATTTTATATCTACACAACTAAATAATCTAATATTTATGCCATTTCTTCTTCTTCAACAATTATTAACTTCTTTTTAGGTTGAACTATTCTCAACCTTTTTACCTTTGGTTTAACTTCTATTTCTATCACTTCGTCTTCCACAACCACTTCGTCTTCCACAACCACTTCAGTTGACGACGGATGGTTGATTTGGTGGATTTCTTGACGTGTTAGTCCTATTAACTTGTAAAACTCGTCTTCTGTTATATCCGTAATTCCTAACTTACGAATGTCTGGAAGATATGTATAAACCTCTTTTTCCAAAAAGTCTTGTCTGTATTTGGTAAAATGACTTATTATATCACTAATCTTAAAGGACAATAATTTGAGTATTAATTCCAGGTTATCTCCAACAATATACGATTTATCATTTCCAGTCAATCCAAGTTTGCTGTCATCAATAAATGCACCAGTAAAACTTGCTTTGTTTGAAATAATAAGTTTGCGTTTATTTGCGTCTGGGTGTTGTTCGGATGCCTTTTTTACCATTAATCCTTCTTTGATAGTATATGTATCAACTGCCCACATATCTTCTAGTGTATATTCAGTTGGTATTTTTGCCTTTGTTCCAGATGATTTTATGGTTTTTGTTTTGTATTCCAATTGTAGATTTCTTGTTTCAATAAAACTAACAAGTTTCCCAAATATACTATGAAATGCTAATGGAATAGAATATTTGGGATTGAGATATTCGGTTGATGTTGTTGTTAATTTTTTACTTTGTATTTCACTAATAATAACGGTTTTTTTATTCGTTGTATTTGATGTGTTTTGTAGTATAAATAATGATATTGGAATTTTACCATTTATGGTTGCTAAACTCTTAATATTATCCCACAATTTCAACCAAACAATATGTTTCTCCAACATCTCGTTATGTAGTGAATGACTTTTCTTCAACCAACTCAACGGATTGATGAATACTAAAAACCCATCTGGTTTCAACCATTCAAACGATTTTTCAATAAACTTTGTCCAGATGGTTTCATTTTTATCTCCCAACTGCTTTCCAGTATGAGAACGAATACCACCTTTGTTGTATGGCGGATTACCTAATATAACATCAAAACTATTTAATTGTAATCCCCAGGCAGCTACAATATCCAATTCTAATGTATCTCCTTCATAAAGGTTCAATTTGTATTTATTATTCATATTGAATATTTGATGACTAATAAACACATTTTTCTTATTTAATTCACTCATGTACAACATATTTTCTATGATGTGTTTTTTTCGGACTTCATCATTTGGTATTTGTGTTTTTAATCCTTCCATTAATTTTAAATAAACCGCTACTGGAAAATTGCCCATACCAGAAGCAGGGTCAAACCACTTGAAACTTGGTTCAGTAAATATACTTCTTCCGTGTTCCTTAATATAATGTTTATCTAAATTATCCAACATTTCAAATACTAAACACATAGGAGTAAATACTTCGCCGTTTTCTTGCTTCTCTTTTTGTTTTGGTTTCAAACAACTATCAATTAGTTCCAGTAATTCCTTTGGTTTATCTATTAAACTTTGTAAAGACATCTTAAATTGGATTGATATATTATATACACAAGAGTTCTTACTAATATATTTTCCTACAATTACTTCAATCAATCTTATTATATCTGGTTTATTCCACCAGATAAACGACTGGTCTTGAAATACAGACAATAATGCTGGGCTGGTCTTAATCACATGTAACATTTCTAAAATATCTTTGTGTTCGGTATTCATAGTCAAAATACAAATCAACGGAATAATAAATGGTAATACATCTTTGGTAAGGGAAATATCAATATCATTATCATCTTCTGTGCCATCGTCATCTTTCACTTCAGTATCTCTTCCATCTTGTTTTATTGGTTCTTTTCCAGTTGGTAATGCGTCGTCGCTTTCTTCGTCAAACTGAACTTTTACATTTACTTTCTCATCACCAATAGAACTTGTAAAATACTGGTTCATCATTTTTTGGTCTTTTGTATCCATATCAATAATGCTTTCTTCAATCTTCTTTAGCAATATTTTTAGATTATGTATTGGGTCTGCTTTCCAAATATGTAAGAGTTTTTCAACTAATTTTGTCTTGTTCTCTTTTCCTTGAAATAAATCACTATCAATATTTATCAAATTATTTTCTACCAGATATTTTATTTTTTGTTCTACATTCAAATCTTTTTTGTACACATTATAATCCAAACAAGTATTTAGAACTCTGGAAATACTCAAATCAACTACAAACCCCATTTTTTTTATTCCATTATTTATTTTATCATTATCACTATTGTTGATACTTTCGGTCATACAACGATACATCATTTGGATAATCTTATCACTTGAAACTATATCATTAAAGAGAAATACCACATCTACAAATGGAAGAGTAATACCCAATGTCAATTGATTTCCTGCTAATAAAATCAACCCATCTTTACCTTCTTCTTTTGCTTTCAATTCCCAATTGTTTATTTCTTCTTTGATGTCTTTCAATTTATACTCTTTTTTAGAATTCACAATTTTTATTTCATAATTTTTAAGGATACTATTTTTCCCCATTCTATCTTTCAAATGTTCGCTTACTTTATTAATTGTCATATTTATCCCAAAAGGTAAGAACCATAATTGAGTTGTAAAATCTCCATTATTCAATCGTGTTCTGCTATTATTTTCAATAGCAATTCTTTTTATTCTTCCAAATATAGATAAATCTTTTTTTGGATAATCTTGTTCCTTATTGCTTCCAGTAATATATCTCAACATCGTATCAACTTCATTCGGAAAATTTCCACTTAAAAGCGTCCCATTTGAAAATCCATACGAAGTATCTTTAATTTGTTCTTTGATTACTTCAAACCTTTTTCTATCCATCATATTTGTAAGAATATGTAAATCAGGCATTTTATCATAAATTTTTAATAATTGTTCTTTATTTTCTTCGGTTAAGAACGACAATACATCTTCTCCATGCTTCTCTACTAAACCTTGAATATTTCGTTTTTTACATAATTGTTCGTCTTCAATATCCCAATAAAACTGACACTCTAAAGGAATATTCCATA